GAAAGCTGGTGTAAACGTTGACCAAGTTCCTGACCATGTTCAAAATGCTTTAACAAAAGATTATTCAGCTGTTATGAAGGCAATAGACCAGAAAAAAGGTGGGACGAATTTTCGTCCATAAGAGGTGAATAATGGCATTAGATAAAAAGTTTTTAAAGTATAAACTTGAGAGAATTAAAAATAAAAGAATTTTTAAAGACCAAGATACTGAAACTAAAAAGAGAATAAGAAAAGAAAATGCTAAATTGGCTGCAGAAGAAGCAGATGCAATACATTCTTATTTGACTGGTGAAGATGAAATAGATAAACTTGATAATAAATCTTATTTAGAGAATAGGTTACCAGGAAGTCTTTTTGTAGGTAGAGGAAATCAGTTAAATATTAGACAAGTTCAAACTAATCCTAAATCTAAAAAAACAAGCTTGTCGAGATTATTGAAAAGATTTCAAACAGTCGCTAAAGCAAATATTGATGAGTCTAAACGAATAATAATATTAAAAAAAATATTTGATAAATTAAATCTTAGTTTTAAGTTTGGTGAAATAAAAACAGATGGGACTTTGGATGCGGGTGGATATAAGACTCACTTGGATGATGAGGAATACGAAGGAATTTCAGAAGATTATATTGTAACTGATGTTACTGAGGGAGATGGAGTTGTAACGTATGTTCGTAAAAGAATTATAGTAAAAAATGGTTTAATTGTTGGTCAAGAAATAATATAATAGGAGAATATAAATGGGAGCAAGAGAAAAAGATTTAAATCCAGATACTTTCATTGGGTTGAAACTTCCAATGGGATATTCTGATTCTGGGTATTTTAAACAGACCAAAACCACACTTCAACAAGCAAAATATAACATTATTAATTTGATTAAAACAATTCCAGGTGAAAGATTAGGACAGCCCGCGTTTGGTTCAGATTTACATACTATATTGTTTGAACCGATGAATGAAGATTTTAGTGAGATATTAGAAGATTCAATAAGAACATCTTTAGAAACTTGGTTGCCGTACATAAACATTAAAAATATAGAAATTACAATGCCAGATTATAATATTAATCAAGTTAATATAACAATAGATTTTGGATTGTCATTTGAACCCGATAGGTTTGGAACTGTATCAGTAAGTTTTGACCAGTTTGAATCGGCTATTAACGAATAAGGGAGAAAGAAATGGCTACAAAAGGAGTCAATAAAGACGTAAAATATTTAAACAAAGATTTCTCTGGGTTTAGGGATGGTTTAATAGAATTTGCTAAAACATATTTCCCAAATACATATAATGATTTTAATGAATCAGATCCAGGTATGATGTTTATAGAAATGGCATCATATGTTGGGGATACATTGTCTTATTATATGGATGAACAATTTAAAGAAAGTATGTTATCATTTGCAGAAGAAAAGAAAACCATATATGAAATCGCACAAGGATACGGATATAAACCAAGACAGGCCTCACCAGCAACTGTAACTTTTGATGTATTTCAAACAGTTCCTGCAGATCCTAATAATGAAGTGGATGGTAAAAGACAACCTAATGAAGATTATTGTCTTACAATTCCAGCTGGAATGCAAGCCACATCAGATAACGGAACAGTTTTTAGAACTACGGGAGATGTAGTATTTAGAGATTCTGGTTCTATGAGTCCAAGACAAGAAGATATATTTGAAGTAGATGATGAAAGTAATATTACTAAGTGGTTATTGAAAAAAGAAGTAAAGGCGGTTAGTGGAACGGTTACTACTGAATATGTAACATTTGGAGCAGCAGAAAAATATAAAAGGATTGCTTTAAATAATAATCCTGTATTAGAAATAATTTCAGTAACAGATAGTGATGGAAATAAATGGTATGAAGTTCCATTTTTAGCACAAGATACAGTTTTTGCAGATTTTGAGAATACTACAAATAATTCTCCTGATTTAGTAGAGGGTAGAAATTTTGCACCATTTCTTTTAAAACTTGTAAAGACATCTAAACGATTTAAAACTTACATAAGACCAGATGGTAAAACTGAAATGAGATTTGGTTCAGGAGTAGCAGCAGGTAGTGATGAAGAGATTATTCCAAATCCATCAAGTGTTGGTTCTAATCTACCAGGAACACCGAGTTTTCTTGATACATCATTTGATCCAGCAAACTTTTTGAATACAGAAACTTATGGTCAGTGTCCAACTAATACAACTCTTACAATTAAGTATTCGTATGGTGGTGGAATAGATGATAATGTAGCATCAAATCAAATTAATAATATTACATTAAGGGATCCACAATTTGATAGTTCTTTAACTTTAGATGAAAATATAAAAACAAGTACATTGAATTCTACAGCAGTAACAAATCCAAATCCAGCAACAGGAGGTGGTGGAGCAGAAACACTTGAAAATGTGAGAGTAAATGCTCTTGGATATTTTCAAGCACAAAGTAGGGCAGTAACTAAGGATGATTTTATAACTCGTGTTTATTCATTACCACCAAAGTATGGTAATATAGCAAAAGTTTATATGATACAAGATGAACAAGTTGCGGCTACGGGACAAAATGAAGCAGATCCTACATTCCAACCTAACCCATTAGCTTTGAATATGTATATGCTTGGATATGATAATAATAAAAAATTAGTTAAGTTAAATAACGCAGTAAAAGAGAACATAAAAACATATTTAACACAATATAGAATGATGACAGATGCTGTTCAACTTAAAGATGCTTGGGTATGTAATATTGGAATTGAATTTGCAATTTATACCAAAAGGGGGTTCAATAAAAATGAAGTTTTGTTGGGTTGTGTTGATAGATTAAAAGCTTATTTTAATATAGAAAGATGGCAAATAAATCAACCAATTATAATAGCAGATATAGCATCTGAAATATTGGCAACAGAAGGAGTGGCTACAGTAGTTAAACCATTTGAGAACAGTGCAGAACTTATTCAAGTAAAAAATAGATGGGGAACTATAGGTGGAAAGTCTTATTCTGATAACATATATGATGTAACTTCAGCAACTTTTAATAGTGTCGTTTATCCATCAGTAGATCCTGCAATATTTGAAATTAAATACCCTGATACTGATATACGAGGTAGGGTAATGGGAGACTTATAATGCATTATTTTGAATACGCAACCAAAGATACAACATTATATGAAATAAGTTCAAGTATGAATACTGGACTTGATGAGATTCTTGAAATTAAAAAAGATACTAATTCAGATGGTTCGGTAATAAATGTTTCAAGGGCATTGATTAAATTTGATTTGACTTATATTTCTAAATCAGTAGCATCTAATTTAATTACATCAGGATCAAAGACGAGATTTTATTTAAATTTATATGATGCTAATTCTAAAGAGTTAAATATATCACAAACATTATATGGGTATCCAGTTAGTCAATCGTGGGATATGGGTTCTGGTAGAAGTGATTCTAATCCTAAAATTGAAGATGGGGCAAGTTGGAATTATAAAGACAATAATGATGATAAAACACTTTGGGCGAATGTAACTGGATCTGGTGGAACTTGGTATAGTGGGAGTGGATATGAAGCTTCTCAATCTTTCACTCATGAACCAAAAGATTTAAGAATGGATGTAACTGATATTACATGGAAGTGGTTAAGTGGTACAGTTCCAAATGAAGGATTTATGTTAAAGAGAAGTGGTAGTATTGGAAATGCTAGTTCACTTGTTGAAGAAGGAAATACTACAAAATATGGTCATTTTTCATTTTTCGGTAGGGATACACATACAATTTATCAACCAAAATTAGAAGTAGTCTGGGACGATTCCACTTGGGCTACTGGTTCTTTATCGGCACTTTCATCTGATAATTTAGAAGATATGGTTCTTTATATGAGAGGATTACGACCTGAATATAAAGAAAATTCAAAGGTAAAATTTAGAGTTATTGGTAGAGAAAGGTATCCTGAGAAGTCATATGCCACAAGTGGATATAGTACAGGATATACAACAGCAAAATATCTACCAAGTGGAAGTACTTATTATCAACTTAAAGATGCTTATACTGAAGAAGTAATTGTTCCATTTGGAAGTGGTTCAGTAGTAAGTTGTGATTCTACAGGAAACTATTTCAATTTGTGGATGAATGGATTACAATCAGAAAGATTTTATAGAATAGAATATAAAGTTGTAAGTGGTAGTGGAACTGCCAATGAAACGGTAGAATTCTATGATGAAAAACATTCCTTTAAAGTGGTGAGATAAAAAATGCCATATACAAAAGATGAGTTAGATAACTTAGTATTTTATCAAGGTCTTATAACAGGAGATGAATCTAAATATTTAGAGATGATTGAAAAGAAAACTGGATCTGGGATTGTTAGAGATGGAGTTCTTAGAGATAAAAAGAATAAGACTATTATCCTTTTTGAAAAAATTAATCCTGGAGAAGGAACTGATGGAACAAGTTATCCTATAAATCATTCTATTTCATATGAAGATGGTTATTTCAAATATGAAGAAACAGAAGAAACCAATAAAATAATCAAACGAGAATTTACGGAACTCTAATGTCAAAGAAGAAACAATTAACACAAGATATTGTTAGTGGAAAATTATCAAGATTAAACAAGAAAGATTTACCATTAATTGGAATAGATGGATTGACAGATGGTGATCACATATTACCATTTGGACAATCACTTTCTGATATAATTGAGTATTGTATCTATGATTTAAGTGATAATTATCTTGCTTCAGGAGAACTTGAACATCCCTTACCAACGGATTTAGATGTAGGTGCCCATGTTAGAAGTCTTGGATTTGAACGAGGAACTTATAAAGTAGTATATAACTTTTTAAGACAGGTTGGTGGTTCATCTAAGTTTATTTTAACGAAAAAATCAGATAAAAGTGTTTATACAGATGAGTATATGATAGGAACAAATGGTAAGGTACTTGCAAGTTATAATTCAGAAGCAGATGTAAAGGCCCCTTTACTTGATGATGATGGAAAAGAAATAGAACTTCTTGTTCACGATGATAAATATTGGTTACAAGAAATTTCACCGTCTCGAACTGAAATAAGACTGAGACCAAATCCAGCAATAGTTGATACAGATTATTATGAACAGTTTAGATTATTAGGATATACTTGTTTATCATATTCTGATATAAGTGGAGAATCTTATATATCATTTAATGCAGAAGGGAAAGTTGCAACAATAAATGGCGGAACTATAACATTAGATCAAGCTATGGTAGGTGGAACTCTTAAAATAAGAGAGGCCTTTGTTATAGATTATGAAGAATCAGACGAACAAATATCAAGATATAGTCCAGTAGTTGATGTAGAAACAGTACCAGCAGCACAAAATTTATTGGGAAATGGCCATTTTGCTAATGGGAATGGAATACCACAAAAAGGATTTGATGCCGGAAATCACGAAGTAGTTGAGTTTACAAATCCAGGAAATAGTAGATATGTGTTAAAGACTACTTCTTCAGATAATAAGAATAATTATCAACTTTTATTAAATGGAATACCAGGAGAAAGTTATATAATTAGTTGTTGGGTACACTGGTCTAATGAATGGGTTACTGGTAACTATCAAGGTGCACCACAATTATTTTTGGGAGAGGTAGAGTCTGGAGGTACATATCAAACTTTTGGTGAACAAAATAAAGATGTTATTGAAGTTAAGAATGTAGGTGGTAACGAATGGCAAAGAATATATAATGTTATAACTATACCTATAAATTCTGATGGGAATTTTAAATTAGATTTAGGTAAGACAAATGTAGAAACTACAGAAGGAATTCGTTACATTACAGATGTTCAAGTAGAGGCTGGGAGTACTGCCGGGAAACCAACTCCATATATGGTTAGTGGTGAGAGAGTTGAAGAAGAAGATTCACCAACGACAGGATTAATTACATTTATAGATAACAATAAAGTAGAGGCAGTATTTGCAGATGAGGATGATGGATTTTCTGAATTAATGGTAGATGGTAAACTTACTATTAAAGATGCATATGTTACAGACCAAGATTTTTCTCAAAACAATGAGTTGGTTATAATAGATAATATTCCATTAAAGAATCCAGATGCATCAGACATTCTAAAGGGTGAAAGAGAATTTAGAGTAAGTCCATATCATGGATTGGGTGATGATAATTATATTACTTTACAAGTTGATAATGAATTTGATTTATTTACTGTTACGGGAAATAGTGAAACCCTAATTGGTTCAGGAACAGATTGGAGAACATCACAAACATTTGAACTTCCAAATAATATAGATGGATTAAGAATAGAAACACGAAATCAAGGAGGCCCCGCTGCTTTTATTGCAAAAATAGTTTATAATGGACAAGAAATAAAAACAGGTGATGGTTCTCAAAATTGGTTGGGTGTATTAAAAAATTGGCAACGAAGAGCTTTATCTGGTGAGTATGATATTCCACCGAGAATAACAAGAACAGGTCCTTGGTCAATTCAAAGTAATTCCGAAACAGATAGTGTATTAGGTTCTGCTTGGAAAACTTTAGCAGAAGCTGGTAGTGGTCCTTGGGGAAACAATGTAGATGACGATTTATTAGATTGTAAATGGATTTGGTCAGTAAATACTGCAGGTAATCAAGTTTTAAGTTGGACTTGGGACGGTGGAGACAGTATAACTGATAAAATTTGGCAATGGTGGGATCCAGTTTTACATTCAGATGCAGTAAAACCAAGCGGATGGGGTGATGGATTCAATTCATTTAATTGGGGTGGTAATGAGGATAGAAAAAATGATAGGTCAAGGTGGCATAGTGGTTGGTTAGGACATCACGCTAAATGGGTAGAAGGTGAAGGTGAATTTGGTGAAACTTGTATGAAGTTTATTGACCAAAATTCAGAATTTGATGCACCAAATCATAATGATTATCAAGGTATTCATAAAACAGGAAATGTTCCATTTGATTCCACCCAACCTACCGATTTGGCACATAGGTGGATGGGAATTTCTCAAACATTACCACATTCTATGGCAGCACAAGGACTTGAACCAGGTGACCAAATAACAATATCTTGGAATCAAAAATCAGATACACGAAATAAAGGTGCAATGGTTGGATTACATCATTATAAGAAAAGTGATGGAAATCCATACTGGGGAGCTTCCATAGGAGCTCATCTGGCAACATTAGAAGAAGGTAGTTTAGAGGCAGGAGAAAGAGAATTTTTAAGATATATGCCTGTATCCAGAACTGGAGAATGGGAACGAGTTAGTTATAGTGCTATAGTTGAAGAAGATTGGGATTTAACAAAGGCAAGTACTGTTTACATATATGGACATTATGGACCCGAAGGAATGTTATGGGTAGAAAATGTTGAGATACAATTAACTGAGAATAAAGATGCAATAGATGCCGCACCAATAACAAGTGATTTAGTTGGTAAAATAATATCCGTAGATGGAAATACTGCAACTTTAATTACAGATTATATGAGTTTGGCTCCAGATGGGGTTGTATTTGATAATGAAGCAAATATTCAATCATTTAATACATTTACTGATTTTTATGTTGATTATACATCTTCTCTTGCTACATCCGTTCCTGTATATGGTTCATTAAGAGGAGAGATTGAAAGTGTAACTGGTAATTCTGTTACTTTAAAAAATACATATACGGAACTTGGTGAAGAAGAAGGACATGATTTTGATAATACACTTGGAGTAAATCAATCCATAGA